TCTCGTTTCGGCCGTCTTCCAGCGCCTGTATCGTCGCCGTCACCGACGTGCCGGAGCTGTAGTTGGTGATCTTCGCGAATCCGTCCTGCAATTTAACAAGGCGGCCGACGTCTGTACTGGCGAAGATCGATCCGCTGGCCGTCAACGTAACGCTGCCCGATCGGCCGTTACTGGTAATTGTCGTCGTCGTCGAGTTGACGTCCAGCATCGGGCCACGAGCCAAGTCCACTTCAGTGATCGTCCACGCCGTGTGGCTCGTGCGCGTGATTTTCCGAATTGTGTAGCTCGGGCTCACCACATACATGACGTCCGCAGACTGCGCGAACTTCAGGTTATCCAGATCGGCCGTGGCGTAAGGCGTCACCACTTCGACCGGCGATCCCCCTGACTCGACCTGACCGCCGTCCTTCAGAACGCGGAAGTAGTTGTTGCCAAACTCGAGAACATAGGTCTGCTCGACATTAAATTCGAAAGGGATCAGCCGCACGGCGGCAGCGCTGCTCTTCACCTCGCAGACAAAGCGCGTACCGGCGCGGCGCGACAAGCCGCCGTGCGGTTGAACCAAATAGTTCTCGACCGTCTCTGCGCCGTTGTCATACTTCGCAAGGTCTGTCCGCGCGAAAAGCCGCGGGGTTATCTCGCCGGCAGTGAAATTGGTGAAGGCCTTGGTGGCTTTCGGCATCAGAACCTCGAAGAGATCAGCAGATCGCTTTCGACGTACTGCGCACGATCGATATTGACGAGGTTGTCTGGCGTCCCCTCGGTCGCGTCCACGAAGCGCGCCTCGCTGAGCTTCGACTCGTAAAGCGCAAAGAGCGATTGGGTGAGCGCGTTACTGTTGACCAGGGCGTAGCTAATATCCGCCGCTAGGCGCGCCGCCAAAGACTCAATGAAGAGCTGATCGTACTCGTTTGGATCGGTTATTCGCGCGATGTAGATAAACTTGAACGGCGTCGTGTTGCTTAAGATCTTGCGGCCCTCGACGCGGAATACTGTGTCCGGATCTTGCGGCCGCAGAACCCGCAAGCAATAGGGGTTAGTCGGCAACGTGTGCGCGTAGTCGAACTCGAAAGCAGGCGCCGTGGCGTCAGCCGCGACGCTGGCGCGCTGCACTAAACAGTTCCACGGGTGGGCGCGCATGACGGCGTCGCGCACGAACGTGTAGCGCTGGTTGCAGACACGACCTGCGCGGCTGTCCTCAGTCAGCGAGACAATGTTGCTCGCGCCCAGCATGTTGAGTGCTGAGTTACAGATATCGACGTCTGATGCCATTGTGCGTCCCTGCAAGAATGGGGGAGCCAAAGGCTCCCCCATGTCGCTTTTAGTCTACGACGTAGAACATCGTCAGCTCGATCGTGCCCGTAGCGCTAGCGCCAGCGAGCGTGACCGTGACGACGAACTCGTTGTCGATCGCCGACTGGTCGATGTCGACAGCCGTGTTGGCCGACAGCGCGAGCGTCGCGGCGACGTCGTTGCGACCAGCAGAGCTGGTCGACGTGGCAGCGAGATACTCGTCGGCGTCAAGCGCAACGGTTGAGCCCGAGCTGTCAGTGTAGGCCGCGTGGCCGACCGAGAGCGTCGTGCTAGCGCCAAGCGCGTCGTTGTACAGATAGCCCCCGAGAATACGCGCCCCTTGGGGGAGCGAGAACATCTCGATGACGTCTGACGCGGACAGGCTTGCCGCCTCGTAAGTCGCATGCGCGACACGAACGGAACCGCCAAGCTGGTTAGCTTTGACGAACTCCTTCGGATCGTCCTGAGTCAGGTCGGTCCGAACATTACTGTAAACAGTAGCCATTGTTCATCCCTCCTCTTACTCAGAGCACGCGATTTCAACGACCTTGTCTTCTTCCATGCGGGTCGCACCGAAGGTCGCGCAGTAATAGACCTGCGTCGAGTAAGACTTGTCGTTGCGCTCGTCGATGCGAGCCATCACGTCCTTGCCGACGGCGAGCTTCACGCCATCCTGCGCAAAAGCGTAGCAGAGGCGATCGTTGCTGCCGTCTACGCTCAGGCGGTTGGATACGATAAACTCGAAGCCAACGAACGTATTAATGTCACCCTGTACCAGAGCCTTCCGTCACACCTCGGCTTTCGCCGCCAGCTTTCGCTGTTCGTGCGCTGGACTTTCTCTTCATCTCTGAGAGATGCCGCCCGTCAAGTCTCTACACCTTCCGCTTGCGCGGCTTGGCTCGGGATTAGCAGTTAAGCCTTCCCCGAATTTGAGCGGTTTTCATCTGATCGTCGCCGATCAGATAGGCAAAGTGTTTACCGTGTTGAAGTCGGCAGAAGTGACAGTGGTCGAATTGAGCAGGTCTTCGATCTGCTCAGGCGAGACGACGATGTAACGCTTGATCGACGGATCGACATTGTTTTTGTCGAGCAGCTTCTTTGCGCTGACCAATTTCGCAATGGTCAAGCCGCTCGAAGCAACCGCGATCTTCTGGGCCGACGGGAACGCCGTGGAGGTCGAACCGTCTTTGCCAGTCTTGGCGGTTCCGCCAAGTGCGTCGATGATGACGTCATCCATCGAGCGACCGATCGCGGCGGCAGCTGCGCGAGCGTAGCTGGACGTCGGATCGATAAGCATGCGGACTTTGTCTGCATCGTCGATGAGGTCGGCCCACTCGTAAGTAGTGAGGCTGACCATGCGGCGGCTGTGCGGCGTCTCGACCAGCGGCGTGTCGCCGTGGCGGGACGTGCGTGCAACCGCAGCGGCCTCTCCGATTTGATCGAAGAAAGCCTTTTCGCCGGTGACACTTTCGGTGTCAACGGCCCCTCTCAGCAGAGATCCCATCTGCTGCGAGAGCATAGCGACGTTCGCGGAAAACTGATTGACGAACGCCGTAGTGACCTGCGTAGACATAACAGGTGCTCCTACAGTTGGTTGATGAAGATGGTCCTGCGTGGGTTATCGGGCTTGCGCCCGGCTCACTGTCGGTTAAGCCGACTACTCTGCCTTGCTCACAGGCTTGCGCCGCGGGGCGTTTCGCTTATCCGCGGATTTTTCGGTGACCCAGGCGAAGTATTTTTCCGCCAGGGACATTGGGTTCTCAATGTTAATCTGCGCGCCGAACTCGACGGCAAGGCGCAGGCACTCGAGCTTCGTTTCCTCGTCATTCGGCATGGAGCTGCTCGTAGAGCTCGTTTACCTGATTGACGATGCGGGCGTGGTCGGGATGCATCTTCTCCCAGTAGGGGCTGCCCTGCTGCGTCAGCTCGCTGATCCGGTCCTGTACGTCCTGCGCACTCAGGCCGGGCCTGCTATCGCGGCCGGCCAGCGTGTCCTCGCCTGTCACATTCTTGATGTGCTCGCTGACCTTGATCAGCATGCCGATCAGCTGCGGGTTGTCGCCGAGCAGGCTGCCGTCAGCGAGCGCGATCTCAGTGAACTCGGCCGCATCGAGCTCGCGCAGCATCTCCTGCGCACCCGCCAGCTTGGCGTCGAAGTCACCGCCGTGCTCCTTGCGCAGAGCTGTCTCAATTTCGGCCTGGCGCGCGTCGAGCTGCTGCTCGCTCAGCTGCTGCGCCTGGCCGGCGTATTCGCCGTAGGCGGCCGCAAGTTTCTGCGCCTGGGTCGACGACAAGCCGACCGAGTGCGCGGCGCTGCGAAACCAATCGGTAAAGTCAGCGTCGGTGTTGTCGCCTAATTCCAGCTCGTAGCCGTCAGCACTTTCCGGCCTGCCGAGCTTGTTATAGACGGCAGCCCAGTCGTCCTCGGTAGCCCAGCTGCCGGGTACCGCAATCTTTTCAGCGCCTACCATGCGCTGCGCGTTGATGTAACTCTTCGCCATCGCTTCGACCGACCCGATATGCTGAATGCTAGGGTCGCCCGCAATGGTCGGGTCTAGAGCTGATCTCCAGTCGTCAGACGGGGTTGTCGCTTCCGCGGCCTCCGCTACCTGCTCTTCTGACACGGTCATTTACCTCTTCAATTGTTGATTGGATGAACAGCACGACATCGCGCTGCCCTTCGCGAAAGGCCGTCTCGTGCGGATCTTTCGAGAAGCTGGTTGAGTGAATGTTGAAGCGCTTGGCGAGATCCTCGAGCACGACCTTGCCGTCGTCGCTTGTGAAGATCTGCCGGTAGGTCGCTCGCAGTTCTTTCGGCGTCATGCCATGCCTTGCAGCGTCGGGCTGTCCTCGACGGCACGCAGCGCCGGCGCCGCTTCGCCAGCGGTCGTCGCCAGACTCTGCATAGTCTGCAGTTCAGCCTGCTGCGCAGCTTGCGCAGCGCGCTGCTCTCTCAGCTGCGCTACCTCGCCCTCGCCGCGCACGACGGTGGCCGGCGTGCCAGTCACCCTAATGATGTGCTTCGCCATGCCGTCGACGTCGAGGTAGTCCAGAACGCTTTGGTCGATCTGCGTCAGCGGCGCCAAGAACTCGATCATCTGCAGGATGCTCTGTACGTCTCCCGAGCGCTGCGCCTTGGCGAGTGGGCTCACATACTCAATGTCAATGTCGCCATCTCGCAGGCTTGCGGGAGCAGGCTTGAACGCGCGCTTGCGCGCCAAAATGTTGAAGACGCGGTTGATGAGAGGCTGGAGCAGCTCCGCCTGCAGGCGTCCCAGCACGGGGCCAAGCAGTCGCATCTTTTCTTCTGTTCTCTGGATAACCTCAGTCGCCGTCATGGTCGGGCCGGTGCCCAGAATCAGCTGGTCGACGTAGAACGCCGCGCGGATCGCTTGGCGGCGCTGTTCGAGCTGCTGCTCGCCGATCGGATTATTGGCGCCAATGTTGAGCGGCTCGATGCGGTCTCTGGTGCCCGATCGGTAAAAGTTCAACCCACCGGGTGTTGTACGTACAGGCAACATGAAGCCATCGTCCGGCACCATCATCGGCGGGTGGATCTGCAGCTGGCTCGCGCGGATCACGATCTCCGACATCTTGTTGACCATTTTGGTGTCGGGGAGCGCGGTCATGCTCGGCGATCTGCCGTAGCCGAGCTCGAATGACGCCTTGAGAA